GGTGGTGGCATGGGCCGTAGAGGATTTTTAAAATTACTAGCTAGCGCTGGTGCAGGAATTGGCGCACTTAAATCAGGACTAGTAAATGTTTTAGGTAAAGGTGCAGGTAAAGAAGTTGCAAAAGAAGTTGTACAACAATCAACAACTACACCTCCTCCATATTTCTTTAAGCTTGCAGAAAAAATTAAAACACTAGGTGATGATGTAACAGCTACAACAGATAGAACTATTGCAAAAAGATTAGACTCTAAAGATGGTAAATCAACATATGTATTGGAAGAAGACGTAACATCTGGAGACACTATTATTAAAAAAATTAATAAAGAAAATGATGAAATGATAACTAACGTAGAAATTATGGAACTTAAAAAAGGTGAGATTGTTCAAGGTAAAGATGGTAAAGCAATGAAGACTCCTGATGAATATGAAGAAGTTACGGAATCTAATTCTAGAATCTACAAAGATGAATTTAATGACCCTTCTTACGAAGATGGAATTCAAGTTGATGAAATCATGAAAGAAGTTGGTGAGCAAGCTCCATCAATTAAAAAAGCTTCTGGTGGTATTGCTAGAATGTTAGGAGAGTAAATGGATCCTTTTGATCGTATAGGACAGAGACTAACTGACTTTACTTCAATCTACGATGACGATGGTCCAAGCTCCACGGTCC